GGATAACGCGTTCCGCGGGAAGAACAGCTGGACCGATGGTTCTGGCAATATCCCGCCAACCATGAATTCCGGTCTGGTGTTTCAGACCATGGGATCGAACGGCCTTCGCCAGTTCAGCGGATGGGTGCGCGAGGAATTCCTCCCACAGCTGCTCGGGCGCCAGGCCGCGCGCGTCTATCGCGAAATGACGGACAATAGCCCGACAGTCGGGGCGATTCTGTTCGCGATCCAGCAATCCATGCGGCAATGCGCGTGGCGCGTCGAACCGCCGGCCGATACGCCGGAGGCGATGTTTTACGCCGAGTTTGTCGAAAGCTGCATGGATGACATGAGCCAGCCGTGGTCAGACTTCATCGGCGAAACCTTCACGATGCTGAACTACGGCTTTGCGCCGCATGAGATCGTCTATAAGCGCCGTGCCGGTCGTAACCCGGGGATGCTCAACGGCCGCGATCTGGCCAAGTCAAAATATGATGACGGCCTGATCGGGCTGCGGCGGTTGCCGCTTCGCGGTCAGGACACGGTGATCAAGTGGTTCTTCAATGACGACGGCGAAACCACCGGCATGACGCAACAGCCGTGGATCGGCGGCCTGATCGACATTCCGATCGAGAAGATGCTGCTGTTCCGCCCGAACGCGCACAAGAACAATCCGGAAGGCCGATCGGTTCTTCGGAACGCGTATCGGCCGTGGTACTTCATCAAGCGGCTGGAAGAACAAGAGGCGATCATGTTCGAACGCTTCTCGGGCTTCCCCGTCATCACCGTCCCAATGGACCTTCTGGAACGCGTCGCCGCCGGCGATCCGGTTTCGATCGCACAGCTGGACACGTACAAGCAGATCGTTTCGAACGTCCGCATCGATGAACAGATGGGCGCGATCTTGCCATCCGTGACCTATCGCAACGCTGACGGCACAATGTCGAACGTGCTGCAATACGAGTTCAAGCTTGTCAGCCCGCAAAGCGGCCGCGCTTCGACTTCAGCGAATGAATCGATCGAGCGGTACAAGCTGGACATCATGACGTCCGTGCTGTCCGACTTCCTGACGCTCGGCCACAGCAGCCGCGGCACGCAATCGCTGGCCAATACGAAGGTCGATCTATTCTTCCAGGGCATCGAAGGGTGGCTTCAGTCCAACGCCGATGTTCTGAACGGCTATCTGTTGCCGAGGCTTTGGGACCTGAACGGCTTCGACCACGATCTGATGCCGCATTTTGTTCCTGACATGCCCGAGCGCGTCGATCTTGATGTGCTGTCGAATTTTTGCTTGCGCATGGCGACGGCCGGGATGCGTCTGTTCCCTGACGAGGGCACCGAGGAATATCTGCGCGACGTTTCCGGCTTGCCGGAACTGACGCCAGAGCAATATCAGTCGATGGCGGCCGAAGCAGAACAGGATGACGCGGCAGCCGCCGGCAAGAGCGCCGACGAAATGAAGAAGTCGATCGCCGGCATGATTGCGCGTCGCTTCGTTCGCTCTGGCCATCTGACGATCGGGAAGCGCAAGCGCCGCCGCTGATGGCCCAGCTGCTCCGCATCCGCGATTGGCAACGGGCCGACGATCCAGCCCGGGTGCTGGCGGCCAAGCGCGAGAAGCCGATCTTCGCGGCACAGATGAAGATGTTCCGCGCCATCCGCGAAGCGATGGGCGGCGATCATGTCGGCAATTTGCTCGAGCGGCATGATCTGAACGGCCTCATGGCGGTGCTTCGGCACCCCGATGTGATCGCCAGCATGAACGCCGGGTTCGCGCCGATCGCCGAGACGAAAACGATGGCCGGCGCTGGCGCGATGGCCGCGCTGACCGAAAAGATCAGGGCGCGGATCGTGCGCAAGGCGGCCGAGGAAAGCCTCGGTGCGCTGGTCCCATATGATCCGCTGGATCAGGCCGCGCCGCTGATGGCCCAGCGCCAGCGGTACATTCAGGCAATCATCGGCGATCGCGCTGAAGTGATGCAGCGATCGATCCTGAATGCCCTCCGTTCTGGGATCGACCCGCGCGGCGTCCAGATCGCGCTTCAGCAGGTGATCGGGCTGACCCCGCGCCAGGCTGAAGCGGTCGCGAACTTCCGGCGCTTGTTGGAGGCCGGCGATCGGGCGGCGCTGCAGCGTGCCCTTCGAGATCCAAAGTTCGACGCGGAAGTCGCGCGGGCGATCGCCAACGGCGACACGCTTTCAAAGGACCGCATTGACCGGATGGTCGAGCGGTACGCTGAAAACCAGCTGGCGAACCGAGCGGCAACGATCGCCGAAACCGAAGCGCAGCAAATGGCCGTCACCGGCATCCGCGACGCCTATGTCGATGCGATCAACGGCGGCAAGTTGCTGGACAGCGAAGTTGTGCGGCGCTGGCAAACCGCGATGGACGAACGGGTTTGCGCCGTCTGTCTGTCGATCCCGATTATGAACCCGAACGGCGTCGGCGTAATGCAGCCGTATCTGTCGATCGAGGGGCCGATCATGTTTCCGACTGTGCATCCGCGCTGCCGATGCTCGGAAGAATACGAAACCGATCTGACGCGGCTGTCGGAATCGCCGTGGCCGTTCAACGTCTGAAGGAAGGAAAGCGCATGTTCCGGAAGCTGTTTGCGATTGCCGTGTTCGCGTTGCTGTCGATGCCGGCGTTCGGCGCGAATGGTTCGGGCCAGAATTCCGATCTGACGCTGCTGACGTTGACCGCGGCCGGCGCCAGCACCGTCAACAGCCCGGATCAGATCAACGCCACCGGTCGATGCGCGCAAGTCGGAATCAACCTTACGACGATGACGACGGCCGCGATCGTGGTCACTGTTCAGGGCAAGGACGCCAGCGGGACATATTACACGCTGCTGGCCAGCGCCTCGATCTCGTCAACCGGCTTCACGCTGATGACGATCTGCCCGGGATCGCCGACAACGACGAATGTATCGGCGGCACTTCCGCTTCCGCGCACTTGGCGCGTCAGCGCGACGATCACAGGCGCATCGGCCGCGGCGACCGGAAAGATCAGCGCCTCGGTGATCCAGTGACGCAACGCCTGCCGGCCGGTGGCCGAACCTTCAGCGAATTCATGAAGGCGCTGACGGCGACCGCGTCGGCCGTGCACACGCCGTCAGCTGACAGCAAGTCGCCGCGGAAGAAGGGCGCACGATCGTTCGGGACGATGATCGTTGATCCGGACCCCGATCCAGCCGCGCTTCAGAAGCGCGAGCTTAAGGCGCACAGCGAAGGGACGGCGAAAACGCCGTTCATGTATGACGTGAATGCGCTTGGCGATCTGCGACCGGATCAAGTGCCGCGCTTCCTTGGCGCGCTGACAGATCAGGATCAGCTTCCGACCGAGACGGTCGATCTGAAGGATTTGGTCGCGATGCAAGACCGCGTCGATCCGGCGAAGGTCGAGGCGCAAAGCAAAGTCGCCGGCACGCTGAAACGGCCTGTCGTCGTTCAGGCCAACGGGAAGAAGCTGATCGCCGATGGCCACCATCGCCTTGCCGGCCAATGGCTGCGCGGCGATACGACGGCGGACGTGGCGTTCAAGGATCTCGAACCCGTCAGCCAAGCGCTGAAGCGATCGCCCGATGCGCCGCTTAAGATTGCAAAGATCGACCCCAAGCTTGGGCTGGTGTTCGGCTGGGCCGTCATCTGCAAGATCGACGGCGAGCCGTACTTCGATCGAAACGTGGACTTCGCCGGCAAGCACAAGGGCAAGCGCGTTCCCGAGCATGTCACCGAGGACGCGATGCTGAAGGCGTCGGTCGAATTCATGGACGGCGAACGCGCCGGCAATGAACTCCACGAAGGGCCAGACAGCGGCCATTACGTGTTCGTGTTTCCGATGACGTCGGATATCGCGAAGGCGATGGGGATCGAGACGAAGAAGACCGGGATGATGGTGGCTTACAAGCCGACGCCCGATGTTCTGAAGAAATTCGAGAGCGGCGAATACACCGGGTTCTCGATCGAAGGCAAACGCATCCATTTTGAGGAACGCACATGAACTTCCTTGAGCCGATCCGCCGCGTGATGAAGGCCATCCGGATCACGAAGATCGCCGCCGTCGATGTGCCATGTCAGGAAGGCGCGGTCGCCGCGATCATCAAACGCGATCCGGATCAGTTGTATCTTGCCAAGCGCGCGGAATTGCCGGCCGAGGTCGAGGCCTATCTGAAGCGCGATTTCAGCGCGGATCAGCGCAAGGAAGCGGCCGACAAAGGCCAGGCGATGCCTGACGGATCGTTCCCGATCGAGAACGGCGCCGATCTGAAGAACGCGATCCGCGCGATCGGCCGCGCCAAGGACCCGGCGGCCGCGAAGAAGCACATCAAGTCCCGCGCGAAGGCGCTGGGAATGACGGACGAACTCCCCGACACATGGGAAAAGCAGCTGGTGATCGCGAAGAAGCTCGCGGACCTGATCAAGTCATTGCCCGGCGTCGAAAGTGGTGACGCCGAAACCTTTGCCGAAGCCATGACCGAACAGGTCAGCTGGGACGGCTATTGGAAGGCACAGGAAGCCCTTCGGGGATCGATCTGTTCGATCGTCGAAGACGACTCGGTCACCGATAAGAAGGCGATGATCCAGTCATCGCTGAACGAATTCGGCGACTACATGCTCACGCTGTTCGCTGATCAGATGAGCAAAGCCCTGGCCGCGGGATCTGCGGTCGATGACACCGGCGCGGCCGGCAACGGAGACGAAAAAATGAATTCCTTGAAGAAGTCGCTGGGTCTTCTCGACACCGCGACGGAAGCTGACATTCTGGCCGCGATCAACAAGCGCGCCAGCGATGCGGAAACCGCGACGGCGATCGCCGCGCTGACCGCGCCACAGTTCACCTTCTATAAGTCCCTGACCGGCGACGACGCGGCCGCCTTCCTGAAGGCCGACGCCGAGGGCAAGAAGAAGAAGATGGACGAAAAGGCGCCACCGGCCGACGACGAAGTCGAGAAGATGCTGAAGCGCGGCGACGCGTTCAAGGCGGGCGACGTCATCATGACGAAGCGCGACTTCGGCACCGAGCAGGGCTTCCAGTTCGCCAAGCGCCAGCAGGCCCAGCTGGATCAGCAGACGGCGGATATCGCCAAGCGAGCAGAGGCAGACGAACTGGCCGACTTCTCCAAGCGCGCGAAGGATCTCGGCTTCGGCGTCGAGTTCGGCGACACGATCCGCAAGGCGTACAAGGGCGACGCAACCGCCCAGAAGGCGCTGGAAGAGAAGATTGCCGGCATGAAGAAGGCGATCGATTCCGGCGCGCTGTTCGCCACGTTCGGCGGCCGTGATGGCGCGCCTGGCGGTTCGGCCGCGGCCGAAATGAACGCCAAGGCCGAGGCATTCCAGAAGTCGGAAGGCGGCAAGGGCCTGACGTTCGAGCAGGCTTACGCGAAGGTCTATACCGACCCGGCGAACAACGAGATCAAGAAGCGGATGCGTGACGAGAACCCCCAGCAGTAACAGCTGGGCCTCGCCAAGCATCCATCCCCGAAACCCTTTTGGAGATTTTCCGTCATGGACTCCCCTCTGATGCACGATGGCTCGTCAACGGTTGCGAACAGCGATCTGTCGGCGAAGCAGTATTACGCCGCGCAATCCGTCGCCGGCGTCAGCTTCACTTCCGATCTGGCCAGCGCCGCGACGGCGATCGCCGGCATCATCCAGAACACGCCAAAGCAGGGCGAAGCCGTTGATCTCGGCATCGTCGGCGTCTCGCCGGCCCAGATCGGCACCGGCGGCGTCACCGCCGGCGATCAGCTTCAGGTCGAAGCGGCCAGCGGCAAGCTGGTGACCAAGACCTCCGGCGTTCAGGTCGCCGTTGCGGTGGAAACCGCGGCGGCCGGCGCGATCGGCACGGTTCGGCTGACCGGCCCCGCCGGCTGATCCAGCCACAACAACTGCGAAACCCCGGCGTCTGACGACGTTGGGGTTTTGTCGCTCTCACCCAAACCCCGCCCGCGGAACGCGGCGGCATTAGGAGAAAACGTCAATGCCGAATCCTACCTTTTCACAGGTCCACTCCCCGACGCCGCTGACGAACATCGCCGTCGCGTACCTTCAGGACGGCGGTTACATCGCCGACAAGGTTTTCCCGCAAGTCCCGGTCGCGCATCAGTCGGACCTTTACTATGTCTGGGACAAGGGCGACTTCTTCCGCGATGAAGCGCGTCCGCGCGCGGATGCCACGGAGTCGGCCGGCACGGGCCAGGGCCTGAC